GCAGGCGGTGACGCAGGCGCCACAGTGCGGGCAGGTGTCTGCCAGAGCCGGACCGCTGACCATTGACTGCAGTTCTTTGAGATCGTGGCGGGTAATCATATTAACTCTCTCTGAAAGTAAGTAATTTCTTGCTTCATTGGCTTTATTCCCTCATTATTTCTGATAAGCTTCTGCTTATTAAGAAATATACTCCTGCTAAAAGCTAAAAATAAAAATATAGTTTAAAAAAGCATAAAGACTCGGCGACAACCAAGTCTTTAGCTAATTTTACAACATATCATTATTCACCCCCCCACAGGATGTACGATCGAAGAATCGACCGAAACGAAAGGACCCGAAACGCCCAAACAACCCCCGAAACAACCCCGAAACCTCCCCGAAAGGATATTTATTAGAAACTACACACCTAGAACGCGTAACTCTAAACCTCAAAAAGTTGCCTTTAGTGCAGCACAAAATGTTTCATGATTACATATTGCTAACGAAAGAAATAAATAAAATGCCTCATGATCGCACCTTACTTACAACTTACCGCTTTGCAGGCTTGTTTGTTGTTAATACTAAATCGAAAAATAATCTCTTTGCAGCACTTATAGGAGCGAAGTCAAAGCTAGAATTAATCTCATTAACACTAATCAAAGGATAGCATGGCCAGAGCATCGTGTCAAATAAATAATTTTCTTTTTTTCCAAAATAATATCTTGCAGGATCTTCCTGGGTTCTTTTCTTCTACTAGAAAGACTAATGTGCTTACTTTGGAGCAGTTGGTAGTTCAGTTTTTACGTTTTGGAAAAAGGTCTATTACTCAGGAGGTTATTGGCAGGATTATTGGCAGGTCGCGAGCTCATGTTAACTATGCTATTAAGTATCTTTGTTTGATGGGTATTATTACAAAGAAGGTACAAAAGAGAAAAGATCAGCCGCATAAAAATAAGATCAATGAGTATACACTACATCCTTTGTTTTCAAAGAATAATAATTTAATACTGAGAATGAAAAACTGGCTACCTAGAGTAAGGGATTGGCTATCGTATAAAGCGCAGAAATTCACTGATACAACAGCTCATTTTAAAAAGGTGACACATCTTAAAGAACAAGATGTTTTAAGGAATATATATTCTTATCTTAATGTAATAAAACTTAAAAAAGGAGAGAGGGTGGAGAACCCAATACCACAAGTAATACGAAAACTACCTCTGAATCTTACCCATATTGAGCAAATACGCCTTACAGTGTTTCCAGACGATGTGATAGAGCGTGCTATGAGCTTTATATCTCAACGGAGTCACACGATCTCTGATAAGGTGAGCTATCTATTTAAAGTATGTGCAAGTATTTGCGTAGAAGAGAATTTGCCTATAGATACAAAATACGCAGATAACCTTACTCATATTTTTAGAGACAATCCGCTTCCTGATACTCATGGTGATCAGCAGGTAGAAGTTCCTATTGTTATAAAAAAGCCAGTATACAAGCCTAAAAAGTATAAACGAGAGATAGTTCAAGAGGACCCACAACAGGTAAAAAAGAAATTCATGGAGAACGAGAAATATATTGCTTCTTGTAAGGCACTTGGTATAGGCTTTATTCCAAACATATATAAGGAATCGTAAATGTTTGAAATTCTCTTTTGTTGCTGTGTGGCTCTTTGTGCTTATTTTAAATATCTTATAGTGATCACTCAGATTTTTTAAGGAGAGATATGAAAGCAAAAACCCCTCACTCTAGCAAAACCCCGAGAAAACGCGCAAAAAGTAAGAGCACTTGGAAACAAGTACTTGAAAATATGGGTGTAGGTAATCTACTCACCATGGATGATGGCCGCTTAGAGGATCTTGGTAAAGAGCTTATACAATGGTGCCATAAAGAAATAGAAGACCCTAAGTCACGTAGACTTTCTATAGAACGTTTTTTTATTGATAAGGGTGTTCCTATGAATACCGCCTATAACTGGCTAAAGCGTAATGCTTTCTTTAAATCATGCTATGAGCAAGCAAAGTATATGATAGGCATTAAGCTACGAGATGGGATGTTACTGAGAGAATATTCTGAAAAAGGGGTACTCATTCAGCTGCATCATTATCTTCCAGAGTGGAAGGGAATTGAAGCGTATCAGGATGAAAGAGCACGTATTGTACGACAAGATATAGAAAGTAAGCAGGATATCACGGTTGTTATGGAAGGGTTTCCTTCTTCCCAGAAAGTTCCTGAAAAGAAGGAGTAGATTATTTTTGTAGTCTCATTGTTCTTTATAATTATCCATCACGGTTACTATTAAAATAGACGCAATAAAAAAAACATATAATTTTACACAATCAGAAGCATCCATAACAATAGAGGGAGTTTCTGAATACAAAAAATAACGTGTTAAATTGTATGTTAAAAAGTAGATCAAAGATCCTATAATTCCATAAAATACTGTATCCTTGGCGCTCTCTAAAAGTTTTTTTTTCATAATAACAATCTATTTTATTTATAATTACCGTTTTCTATGGGAGCCAAGGAATCAAAGTGCATATAGCTTGAGCGCTATTGGCAGTGGTTTCAATTACAGTAACTGCTTGAGTTAGGCTACCAGTCGCAGAAACAAGGCCGAATCCAACTTCTCCTACTAGTACTGTACCACCAGCTGTTCCGCTAATAACTCCAACTCCAACAGTGGAAGCCAACCCTGCGCCACCTGTTATATAAGCCCAAATTCCCCCCAGAACAGGACCAGCTGCTCCACCGGTAGGCAACATCGATGAACCAAGTGCAAGTACTCCACCATAAGAAGCTCCTCTTACTACCATTCCAGCAACAGCTCCAGTTACTGGACCACCACCTTTTAGTCCGCTAGTCATTTTTACTGCATAATCATCGCCTCTTTTACTTAAAGAAAGACGACCATCTTGCTTTAAAAATGCCGTCAAGCCAGCTACCTTCAAATTACGCAAAGCAGGATCAACATCATAACTTTTAACTTTGTGATGCTGGCCATTTCTGCTAACTGAAAAATGATCCTTATTAAACGTGAGCGCTACATCTCCTATTTTTGAAGGTATAAAAACTGAAGTTCTAGGTATATTAAGCCCAGATCCTCCAAAGAGAAAGCCTGATGATAATAAGGCAATAGTCACAGAAAGTATTTTTTTATTGTTCACTTAGATGTCCCTTTATTAATTAGATTGTTTTCTTTTTAAGCCTTCTTTAATCATCTTTTCTATAAATTCACGCATAGATATGTTTTTCTGGGCTACAAATACTTTAAGCTCATGATGAAGTTCTTTTGGAATATCAATTGTAAACCGTGAAATACTTGTTGTTTTTTCCATTGCTTATTCTTTCTCATTGTAATCATGGGTTCATGGTGATATAATAGTGAAATAATCCTGTTCTGTAAAGGTTTCAGTCTTGTTTATTGTTTATTTTAAGGAGTTTTGTTATGCCACCGTGGGAAGTATCGATGAGCGACCCGATTGTCCATTGTAGCTTTATGGCTCCTATGATGATCGTTATGGTTTTTATTTTAGCGCTTGTATGGGTGGCTATGCTTTTCTTAGATAGATAATGCTGGTAAGCGTATGGTTGGTGTAGTGTTCTGGATAAAGAGTTAGTCTGTTTTGCCTTATAAAGACATTCGTAGGTGTTGGGTGATATTCTTTATCAGTTCGACTGTGGCTATGGGTTTATAAGTTTTTATTCATGAATCCTAAAGTCTTCTATTTGCTGTGTTTTGCCTTCTTTCATGTCAGCAAGGAAGTCAAAAAGCCTGTTCAGTCTGTTATGCTGGATTATTCTTTCTGGATTACCTCTAAAGAAGTCCCGCATGCTGTTTAGTATCTTGGGGAACTCTCTCATATACTCTTTATATACTTGTGCATTACTTTTTCCTTTTGGTACAAACAAAAGTATTTTTCTTATTTTTAAGTAGTACATGTAACACTCCTTTTTATTGGATGTAATACTTTGAGTCTATGTAAAAAATTGAAAGAAGGGAAAATAATGAGAGTTTCGCAATGAATTCTGTATTAAAAAGAGTTAAACATAAACCAAACCATCGTTATTATGAATGCAAGTGTGAATGCGGAGATATACACATTAGACCTGGTGGAGAATTACGACGTAAAAGAACAACTCAATGTCGAAAGTGTAGCTATGACAGAAAGAAATAAAAAAGGATATAAAGGCCTAAGAATAGAAACAAGAATTAAATTAAATAAATACATCCCAAGAGATTATCAATTACCCATTATTGACGCTATAGAAAACAAGGGCTATAAACGCGTACTGGCAATTCTTCCTCGTCGAGCAGGAAAAGATGTTACAGCATGGAATATAATGTTACGTGCTGCGCTTAAAAAGGTTGGGGTTTACTTTTATTGTGCTCCTACATACTCACAGGGTCGTAAGATTATATGGGACTCTATTACCAATGAAGGTGTGAAGTTTCTTGATTATATTCCACCTGAGTTGATAGAGCGCTCCAATGACCAGCAGATGAAGATTCATCTAATTAATGGTTCACTCATACAGGTTATTGGTTCTGATAACTATGATCAGTCACTTGTTGGGTCCAATCCTCAGGCTATTGTATTTACTGAGTGGGCGTTGTCTGACTCGCGAGCGTATCAGTTTGCGCGTCCTATTTTAGCAGCAAATGGTGGCTGGGCTTTATTTATTTCCTGTGTTACTCCTGACACCTTGGTTATAGGTGAAAATGGTTTGCGAAGGATTAGCAGTCTTTCTGATTCTCGAGAAGAATATTCTGATTTTAATAAACCAATATGGGGTTTAGGTGGATTTCACAATGCAGAGCAGTTCTATTACGGTGGTAAACAAAAGACCCGTATTATTATCCTCGAGTCTGGTTACCAGATAGAATGCACTCCAGTTCATCCTTTATGGAATGGATCTGAGTGGATTAAATCAAAAGATCTTAAGGTGGGAGATCTTCTACCGGTGCAATACGGACAAGATGTATGGGGTAGCGGTCTTGATACTGGGTCATTTAAAGAGAATGGTCACAGATCAAGGATAGAGCGTTTTGATTACTCTAATCTTGATGAAGATTTTTTTTACCTTCTTGGACTTATTCATGCTGATGGTAATTATGATAAGAATAAGGTTGCTATAACCAACAAGAAGGATCCTGAGATAAAAGAATTTCTTGCTCGAAATGGTTTTATTACAAGAAAAGATGGCATTCATCATGAACTATCGTCTCGCACACATGTAGAATTTCTTGAATGGATTGGATTTAAGCATGGGGCACGTAATAAAGAATTTCCTGATAGATTGTTTGAATGCACCAAGCGTCAACTAATTGCGTTCTTGCAGGGATTATTTGATGGTGACGGAACAAGTCATTCATCTCCTAAGAAACGTGGAGTAATCAAATTTACTTCGACCTGTCTATCGTTTGTAAAAGACATACAGGTACTTCTTTCTAACTTTGGTGTTATATGCAGCATTTATACTGAAGACAAAGCGCCGACTAAGCGTGTAAAAGTATGGAGTAGGATATATAACTTAGAAATTACTGGTCATTTTGCGCATGTTTTTTATAGAGACATTGGTTTTAGGTTAGAACGTAAGCAAAAAAACTGGGAACATATTCCAGCATCTTGTGTTGATGAGTCTGGTAACGTATACCCAGTAGATACATCAAAGCTTATTGATTACTCTCTACCTAAAAATGTAGTAACAAATCCAGAGCGCATGACAAGAAGACTTTTAAGAAAATTAAATGATAAAAAACCTCATCCATACATCCAACAATTATTATCGGAAAAATTGTTCTACTCCCCAATTAAAGAAATAGGTGACAATGAGAATGAAGTGTTCGATTTTGTTATACCAGATACGAATTCTTTCTTCTCAAATAGTTTCATATCGCACAATACGCCACGCGGCAAAAACCATATGTGGGAAATGCTTCAGATAGCAGAGCATTCTCCTGATTGGTTCTCCTATAAGATTACCCTTGATGACACATGCCATATCCCTTACGGTGAGATTGAGCGTGAGCGCCAGTCTGGAGAAATGTCAGAAGACTTGATACAACAAGAATATTACACATCGTTTACAATGGGCGTCGAAGGTTCTTACTATGCTAAGTATTTGGACAAGATGCGACGTTCTGGTCAAATAGGCACTGTTCCCTGGGAGCCAAGCTTTGCGGTCCACACGGCCTGGGATATTGGTGTTCGTGATTCAACGACCATTATCTTCTACCAGGTTGTTGGCCAAGTAGTACGGATAATCGATTGTTATGACAACTCTAAAGAAGGTCTTGAGCACTATATACACTATTTGCAAACTAAGGAATATACCTATGGGAAGCATTTTGCTCCTCATGATATTGCAGTTAAGGAGTGGGGTTCTGGCATGACAAGGATTGAGAAAGCGCGTCAGCTTGGTATTAAGTTCAAAACAGTGAGTAACATATCCATTGAAGATGGAATTGAGTCAGTTCGTAGTGCTTTTTCTAAGATATGGATTGATCAAGAGAATTGTGCGCCATTACTTAAGGCTCTTGAGAACTATCGTCAGGAGTATGATGCAAAGCGTAAGGTCTATAAACCTACTGCTCTTCATGATTGGTCCTCACATTATGCTGATTCGATGAGGTACCTTTGTGTTTCACTACCAAAGACACGTGATGGGCTAAGTGCTGAAGAACTTGATAAGAGATATTACGAAGCAATGAATGGCGGTCAAACAATGCCTTGGATGTTTAAAAATAGATAATAATTACGCTGCTCATAAAGGTGTTTTCAAACTTGATCACACAAGTGTTTTCCTCTATGGGCAGCGTAAAAAAAGGTACTTTTACCATACCAAGTTTATTGATAAAAGCTATACAATAAATTTATCTAGTAGTTTAATGGCTTCACTTGTTGCTTCTGATGATTCTTGATCTGAAAGGAAAGAGCGTTGTGTTTTAACACTATCAACACTTCCTTTTTCAGAAACATATAGATCATAATGAGTGTCTAGTACATCTTTGAAAACTACATTTAAAGAAAGTGTTCCTGGTTGCGTTTGTAATACACGATGTATAACAGGAGTAGGAATTCTCACTATGTCACCTTTTTTTGTTGTCTCTGATTTTTCAAACTTTAGGGCAGCCTGTGACATGAAAAGAAACTTCTTCTTTATACCTTCTTGCTTAAATATTCTATATTTATCGTAAATAGTATCTTGAGGTGTTCCATCTTTAAAAAGTTCATGGGTATATCCACCATTAATAATCAAAGATTCAAAGTAGCGAGGATGGTTATGGATAGTTTCAGGGTCAACATCTTGTCTCTCCATAGAAGACCAGTAGTTAAGACGAAGCTTTTCTATTAATCCTCTATACTTTGAAGGAGCTGGAAGATTGAACCTTACAAACCCAGACTCATTTTCCTGAACAACTATAGAACCAGCATTCTTTTTTAAAAAACCATGAGCAAAACGCGCCAGATCTATAAATTGGGTAGGTTTTACTTGCTGTTGTACTACTTTTGTAATTTCTTTTTTAAACATTGAGTATGCAGAAAAATTAAGAAGTAGAAAAACCGAAAGGAATACATTCCTTGTAATCATAAATATCCTTGTAAGGTAAATTATTAAGAGAGATTGATCCATTTAGTAAACATGCGTACTACTGAAGGCGTATCAGTTGGTAAGCTTTTTATATCTTTTGAAATCCAGCGAAGTTCTTTTGACTCTTTGTTAGGAACCACCTTCTCATCACTGACAACATGCAGAAGATAACGCACATCATAATGATAATGAGCCTTCTCCTTTTTGCTTTCAGGAATTAAGTGGATATCGATATCAAAAATTTCAGAACTTATTGGCTTAATTCCCATAATTCCTGACTCTTCTTGAGCTTCCTTTATTGCAACGGCAAGAGTATCTGGATTACCATCACAGTGACCACCAAGTTGAAACCATTTATCTAGTTTAGCGTGATGAAGCATTAATGCTTTGCTGTGATCCTTGTTTAGTAGCCAGCATGATGCTGTTATGTGGCCATCTTGCAGCGAACGCTCAAAGCAGTCTTCATTATCCTCAATAAATTTCTTCATTGTTTCTTGAAACTGCTTTTCTTCTTTCCAGGAAGTATACGATTGTAACTTCCCTAGCAAGTTATTTCTTTTCATAAGCCTCCTTAATGCTTTATTGATAGTTTGATGTTATAATAGCATTATGGAAGTTGCAAGTAAAGAACTAATTATGCTTTTTCTCTCTAGCTTTAGCAGCTAGTATAGACTCTAAAGCACTTTCTCTAGCAAGATTATACCCAGCTAATACAGAATCAAAGATGGTAGCTGACTCTGTTGCTGAGAAGTTTATTGCACCTCCAGATGGCGTTCTAAACAAGGCAGTTGAAACCATTGTTGGATTTAGAAGTGATCTTCTAAATCTTCTTGTTAAAAGAGTGCTTCCATTATTCATAGTAAGAACAAATTGTGTTTCTGGTAGATCGTTGTCTGCCCCTACAATTTTTAGTATCTGGCTTACATTTTCACGACGAATATCCATTGCATATCCCGAAGAAAATGATAGCAAGAAGCAAAGAGAAATAAGAGAAAGAAACTTTTTCATAAGAACTCCTTATAAGTTAATTGTTGTTTATATAAATATACTTTATTTTGAAAATGTTTTCAAAAAGAAGCATGGCGCTCTCAAGGAATGTGCAGCTTGAGAGCTTAGCAATTAGCTTATAAGGAGTTTATATATCTTGTATCCATAGTGTGCGCCAACTGGTACAGATGCAAGAAGCATTAGTATGCGAATTTCATTTGCTTGGCCTTCTGGGTCTTCGTCGTATCTGTCATAGGTAAAAAGACACCATGCCGCATGGGCACATATAAGAAATGGAATTCCAAATCCTTGTGTGCTCAAAGCTGCAATCTCGGTTAATGTGTTTTTTGAAACTTCTACTGGTTTGATGGTTGAAGATATTCCAACAAAAAGTAAAAAGGTTAGAAATAGGTTTTTCATTTGCATATCAAGCCTCCTTTTTTAATAGGGCTTATTATTTTGTTATGCACATCCTACTTCTTATAGTGATACATCGTGTATCTTGAGTCAATGATGTTATTTTCGCTCTATACTTGCTATTAGTCTCTAGCCTTTTTATGCTTGTCTTTAGCATGCATGCAATCATTCCAAAAAAGGGGTTTTACCCATGGCGATATTTCCTAACCTAGGTCAGTCTTACCTTGATAATAATGATCGTGGTATACAAAGTGTTATTGAGAAGTTCTATAACGATAGTATTACTATTAACCAAACATTTTGGTATGAAGCTGACACTGATTCTCGCTTTGAAGCGGGAGATCAAACGGTTTGGTCAGAAATGTATGGTAATTCTACAAACTTCAATCAAAAGCAGTTCAGTTTCAATAGGATACGTCCTATTAAAAATATGATTAGTGGTCATCAAAGGCGTAATCGTAAGTCTATTATTGCAACTCCTATAGAAAATGGTGACGCTGAAACTGCGGATCAGTTTACTAAGACAATAATGTGGGCAACACAGAATGACGGAGTGCTTGAAACTATCTCTGATGCATTTGATGTAGCACTTGTCACTGGTCTTAATATGCTGCAAGTGTGGTTAGATTTTAGAAATGACCCTATTTCGGGAAATATTCGAGTAGATAACTGCTCGTATAATAGTTTTGTTATTGATCCTTACTTTAGGAAAAGAGACTTATCTGATTGTAACGCTATTTGGAAAAGGTCTTTTTTTTCTAAAAAAGAATGCATGTCGCTTATACCAGATAAAGAAGATGAAATCTCGGAGCTTCCTGACTCAAACAATAATCGTGATGGTAAGTTTGAGTATATGCCTGAATCATTTCAGTACACAGATTCTAACTTACTTACCTATGATGAGTATTATTATCGTGCTTATAGAAAGCAAAAGCTTTTGGTAGACACCCAAACGGGTGAAGTGATGGAGTGGACTCATGATGACCCTGAATCTTTAAAGAGATTTTTATTTACGTATCCACAGGTTACGGTAATGACCCAAGATATTCCTACTGTTCGCTTAGCACTACTTGTACAAGGTCGTGTTATGTATGACGGGCCTAATCCTCTTGGAATAGACAAGTATCCATTTGTTCCTGTTTTTGGTTATTTCAATCCGCAGCTTCCTTACTATCAATATCGAGTACAGGGCGTGGTTCGTGGGCTACGAGATGCTCAGTATCTTTATAATCGTCGTAAGAAGATAGAGCTTGATATAATAGAGTCTCAGGTTAACTCAGGGTTTATCTATAAGGAGAATGCTTTAGTTAATCCTAAAGATATCTTTATGTTTGGACAGGGAAAGGGTATAGCTTTAAAAGAAGAATCTAATATAACAGATGTTATTAAGATACCTCCTGCTGATATACCACAATCTATGATTCAACTATCAGAGATTATTGCTCGTGAAATACAGCAAATATCAGGTGTTAATGAAGAGCTGCTTGGAGCAGCCATGGATGATAAGGCTGGTGTACTTTCTATGCTACGACAAGGTGCAGGTCTTACCACACTTCAAAATCTTTTTGATGGACTTGATAGATCACAAAAGCTACTTGGTAGTCTTTTTATTGATATCATCCAGTCAAACTTTACGCCTGGCAAAATTCAAAAGATTATTGAACAAGAACCGATGCCACAATTTTATAATAAAGCTTTTGGGAAATATGATGCTGCGATTGAAGATGGGCTTAATACTACTACTCAGCGGCAGATGCAGTTTGCCCAACTCCTACAACTTCGAGAAATTGGAGTACCAATACCAGATTCAGAGCTCCTTGAAGCTGCTACATTGCAAAATAAAAAACAACTGGTGGATGCTATTACTCAGCAGAACGACCAAGCTCAGCAGCAGTCTCAACAAGAAGCAGCTGTGGCTCTTGAAAATCAACGAGCAGTTATTAATTCTTTGGAGGCCAAGGCACGCGCTGACACGGGTCTTGGAATTGAGCGAGTAAGTAGAGTTGCTGAAAATCAAGAGATGGTTGAGGAGCGTAAAGCGGAAGCGCAAAAAGATCGTATGGCTGGACTTCTTGATCTTGTTAAGTCTTTAAAAGAGATAGAACAGATCGATATACTACAGCTGGAGCGTCTTGTCGCCCTTTCAAAGGTGCTTAATGATGATGAGAAGAATAAGTTATAATATTTCTTTGATATTTATTGCATAAGTATAACGAGCTCGTTATTATTGCACTAGAACGTAAAGTTGCTATGGATGCTATCTTAAATATTAAGGGAGATATGCTGATATTCATAGGATGTAGTTAGGGGTTTAACCTTGAACTCTCCATAGTGGAGAGAACATTTTCTACAAAAAGGATGCATAATGGTATACAAAGACAAAAAAATGAAAAAGAAAGTTGACTACCGCGGTAGCATGATATCTGAGGATATGAGTGCTCCAGGAAATCTTCCACAACAAGTTGTCCGTCGCGACTATGGTACTGGCTACTCTATGGACTTTGACTATCAAGGTAATAGCGATGCTATGTACAAACAAGAAATGGATGATATTATGGTAGCAAATCGCAACAAAGCTAAGCGTCGGTACTAATATGCCAGCTATGAGACGTCCCAATAAGAGAGCTCGTAAGATACTTGAACGTATTTTGGGGGTTTCTCCTTCGTTAAGGGATAGTAATTACTCGCAAAAAGGTAATACGAATTCAAGCGATAAACGACATCGTTTGGGGTCTATTACTCCTAACTATTTTGGTAAAGGCTACTAAATAGTTATTAAAAAAGTTCTTTTTTCATAAGAAGAACTCCTTAATGCGGGGACCTGGTCATACGGGTCCTCGTTTTTTTTCATAAAGGAAAGTGATGGCAAATAAGCAAGAGAGAAAAACGGTAGGCGAGTATTATTTGGATGCTGTTGCAAGTAATGAAACATATGAAACTGAAGAGTTACGTCGTGAAATGCAAAAAGGTTATGAAAAGCAGATAATGGAATGCTTAGACCGTGGCTTTAAGCAGTATGACAGTGACTTTTTTATACATGTAGAGACTAAAAAAGAACGACTTACTCCTAATGTTATTCGTAATTATTTCATCCCTAGAAAAAGCTGTCCATTTCCCTTTTATGATCAAGTTGTGTACAAGTATCACAGAAAAGATCAAAATCTTGAGTTTATATGGGTTATCCCTTCCAAAGACACCTGTATATACTATAGAAACAATGTACTTTCTATAGACCCTGAAGAAAAAGATCTACTTAATTTCGTATTAGACTTTTACGACGGCACTTTACAAAAATTATGTGATAGACTGAATCATGACCAAAATAATGAAGGAGGATCTTATGGAAGAAGAGAAATCATCGCTTGAGCAGACTTTAGAGGAAGTAGCACCTGAGGAGCAAGAGTCTCATAGTCAAGAGTCAGAACCGGTTCAAGCTAATCAAGATACTGAAAAAGACAACTCAAAAGAGTTTAATATCCGCCGTTTAAGAGAAGAAAAAGATCGTGCCCAAAAAGAGCGTGATGAATACTATCGACGCCTGCAAGATCTTGAAAAACAAGCATTAGAAGCTCAAAAGCCTAAAGATGAGAGCTATACTCCACCAGCACCTGATGATCTTGTTGAATGGAGGCAGGTAGAAAGAGAACTAAAGCGACGCGATGAAGAAAATAAAAGATATCGCCAGCAAGCTGAGCTATCTTCTACAGAAGCACGACTTAAGGCAAAGTTTTCTGACTTCGATTCAATTGTTTCTTCGGAGAATATCTCATTGCTTAATGCAATGGAGCCAGAACTTGCCGAGTCTATTGCCGCCAATCCTAATATGTATAATAAAGCTATTGCTGCTTATAAAGCTATTAAAAGACTGACACCTAAAGATAACTTCATTGAAGATAAAGATCGTGTAATGAAGAACACCGCAAAGCCGCGTCCATCAAACGCAGCTTCAGCAAAATCTGATAGTCCATTATCTAAGGCAAATGCATTTTCAAAGGGCCTTAGTAAAGAACAAAAAGAAAGAATCTATAAAGAGATGCAAGATATTATAGGTTAATTTACTTAAATTAAGACATTATTTAGGTTCCTTGGGAGGTTTTTAATCTCCCGAGGAATTTTTTCTTGCGCAGTAAGTATATAATTATACTATACTGACAGTAACGTACTAGGAGTCGTTACCTAATCTTTTCTCTTTCTGGTTGTATTGGGATTCGCCACCTAATAAAGACGTACTATGAGCCTCGTCGACTCGCAATCGTACTCTATTTTGCGTTTTATACGTTTAACCCTCTTTTGAGGAATTCTTATGGCTATAACAACCACAAGTGTATTACCACCTCCGGTACAGCAAGCATTTAACAATAAATTGCTTTCTATACCCGTTCCTCTCTTGATTCATTGCCTTCCAGCAATGAAGACAAGACATGATCGTGCAAGTGGAAATATTCACCGATTCCGACGATACAATAAGTTACAAACAGCTAAGGTACCTTTAGGTAACACTGGTGTAACTCCACCTTCTTCTACTTTATCTGCTGTAGACATTGATGCTCAAATCGATTTCTACGGTTCTTGGGTAGAGATTAATGAGCAGGTAAATAATTTTTGTTAATTTCTACGACTGATCTTTGAAATTTCTTGGGCTTGTAAAATTGCCTGCTTTAAATCCGCTCTGATTGAGGTGGAACCCCTAACGTTAAGACGAGGGCGACACTGGCGAAGATAAATTAGGGCCACGGCGATTTAATTTTTTAAGTTTTTCGTAAAGATTTTTACGCTTGGATCGTATTTCTGGTGCAAGTCTTTTGCCTCCAGAAATACCAGTAAATGTTTTTCGAAAT